ACGTGATAGTATATACAGAATAGAGAAAATGGCTGGTAGGGAACTGAGGGAACTGAGGGAACTGGTAGGGAACTGGTAATGGTTCCCCTTTATGAGCCATGTAAGTGATTGATTTATAAGAAGAAATATAGATAGGGAACCAAGGGAACCATTATTATCTCTATCTTGGTATTTAAAATCTAAAATAAATATATAGATCTAGTTTTTTTACCTGGTTCCCCGGTTCCCTATGATCTAAATCATTGATTTATATAGACTTTATAGGGGAACAGGGGGGAACCATTCGAGACATTTTTTAGGCATATTTTGGAGAAAAATCATGGAAACTATCAATTGGCCGGAGACTATGAGAAAAGTCAACGGAATGATACTAAGTGAAAAGAAAGTAAAAGCTGGCTTAAGAGCTGAAGAGTTAAGAGAAAAACTCGACCCTGAGGCAGCAATCCTTGGTCTGCTCGATCTTGGTAAGCAGTCAAAGACTTGTGACATCGAAGACTTACCTAGGTTAAAGTTCCAGGCAGATATATTCACAACTATATTGCGCAAATGTATGCCTGACTTGAGGACGTTAGAAATCAAAGAAAAGAGTAGTAATGCTACTACTCTTATCATTGATATGAAGCGCGATTAGGCTATGCTAAACACTCTACGCATTATGCGCATACCTCTGGCGTTCCAAGACACTATAATGGCAGGTTGACAACCGTCGCAGTCTACTTCAGTTGCATACTTTGCCGCTTTTTGGTACAGTCTATCACATTTGGCTTGCGTACTTTTCTTGGTAAGCTTCATGGTATTGCTCCGATTGATTGGTTAAAATATCTCACTGGGTCAACGATAATTTTCTATCTTAATGATCTATCAAGATATAGATTATCGTTTGACAGGGTCTAACAGGGTAATCAGAATCATCATATTTAATGATGATTCTGATTGATTATATTATAATTGAATGAATTTGAAAACCTCACCTCCATATTCGAAGTCTATCTCGTTAGACTTCTTCAAGGCCGCTCTGATCTTGAACCAGTTCTTGGTTCCTTTGTCTGGAATGCCATAAGCTGCCATGGCTTTGCAGATGGATGGGTATTCAGTTCCGTTAACCGATATGCCGATAGATCTTTGGTTGATTTTCTTTGGTTCGGATTCGGTCTTCGCTTTCTCCTCAGCTTTCTTGGCGTCGTTCTCCCATTGCTTCTGTGTCGCTTCTTGTCTCTTGAGTTCGGCCTCTTCTTCGGCTTTCTTCTTGGCGTCAAGTTCGGCTCTTTTTCTCAGTGTCTCTTGTCTCTTGGCTTCAATCTTGATTGCCTTGTTAATCTCTGCATTGGTCATCATTTTGTAGGTAGGATGGTCAACCTTCTTCTTGGCCTCGTCTCTATCCATCCCCTCGACATGTGTCCAATACTTGATATTGGCTCTCTTATTGGCCGCATCGTTGTGAGCTTGAGTGCCTTCGGATGAAGCTGTTCTTTGGTTAGTTGCAGTAGTCATGGTGTATCTCCAGATTGATTAGATTGATTAGATTGATTAGATTGATTAGATTGATTAGGTTTTGACCTCTTCCCTGAGGTCCGAGATTATTCTATTCTATTTATTCATTATCTTCAACTCTATATAATAGAGATTGAAAAACTTCCTTTATCTCGTCCAGATTAAGATCATATTCATGAATGATCTCTAATATACTGCATTCGATGTCTAGGACGTTATTTTTTAGATTATCGGTTATCATTTTTATTCTCCAGATGGATTAGATTGATTAGATTTTTTAAAGAATCATCTCTAAGAGATGATAATCTTTGATCGATTAGATTTTTAAAGATCGAGAATCATCTCTAAGAGATGATAATCTTTGATTGATAGATTGATATAGATTAGATCATTATCATTCAATCATCATCATTATCATCGATAGAATCATCATATATAGATAGATGATTCAATCAATTTTGAATGAGATTATATTATATCATATCTTTTAAAAACGTAAATAATTTATTTTATTTATTTTTAACTATTAATACTATCAATTACTTATGAATACTAGATAGACAAATCAGTCAGAGGAGTTTCTTCTAGTATTCATAAGTCAGAGGAGTTTTCTTCTGTCAGAGGAGTTTTCTCTTGTCGATCGATGGGGGGGATTTGATTCTACGTCGTTGACAACGGACTAGACTGTAAATTTTATGCAACTCAAAAAAAAAAAAAAATGGTTTTAGACTGTAAATTTTATGCAACTCAAAAAAAAAATGGTTTTAGACTGTAAATTTTATGCAACTCAAAAAAAATAGCAATCTTCGATAGTAACTTAAGTTTTTATAGCTACTAAGTCATTGAAAAATAATAACTATTTCTCTTGACATGTATGCAAGTATATGATATGATGATCCTAATAAAGTTAAATCACGGAGTACAGCATGGCAGAAATGACGTACACACCATCGCCAACCGGACGTAAGTTCCATGAGGCCAGAGACATTGACTCTGGGTTCGTGAGAGCACTCCTTGGTCCGATTGGTAGTGGTAAGTCAGTCACATGTGTGTTAGAGTTACTCATGATTGCTATGGACCAAGAGCCAGACAAGGAAGGTATACGTAGAACCAAGTTTGCTATCATACGTAACACGTATCGCGAACTATTAGATACAACTATAGCAACGTTCTTTACGTGGATTAAAGAAGACTCTGGCCACTTCTCCAGTTTAAACATGACGTTCACTATGAACCAGCCACTGGCTGATGGCACTATAATGCAAGCAGAGTTTCTGTTTCGTGCTCTTGACAAGCCCGATGACATTAAGAAACTTCTGTCATTAGAGATCACCGCTGCATGGATAAACGAGGCCAGAGAGATTGCCAAGAGTGTGGTTGACATGGTACAAGGCCGTGTAGGACGTTACCCTCCACCAGTACTTGGTGTACAGCCTACGTTCTTTGGTTTGATAATGGACACTAACCCACCTGACTCAGATCATTGGTGGTACACTCTGTTTGAGGAGTTACAACCAGACAACCACAAGCACTTCCATCAGCCGTCTGGCACATCGCCAGACGCTGAGAACATTGAGAACTTGCCACGTAACTATTACAAGAATATGATGGCAGGCAAGGCTCCTATGTGGGTTGACGTATACGTCCATGGCAAGTATGGTTTCATTGCAGATGGTAGACCAGTATGGCCAGAGTACAGAGACGAGGTGCATAGTGTTACAGCACCGTTCAAGCCCGACCCATCACGTAAGCTCTCTATCGGCATTGATTTTGGTCTAACGCCTGCCGCAGTCATTGGTCAGAAGACGCCGTCAGGTGCTATGGTGGTCTTTGATGAGTTATGTACGTTTGACATGGGTGCTATGTCGTTTGGTAAGCTGCTACATGAGAAGCTTACCACTACCTACAAGGACTTTAAGGACGTAGAAATATTTGCTGACCCAGCTGGTATGGGTAGAGCACAAACAGACGAGATTACACCGTTCCAGATACTTGACAATCAAGGTATCTTCGCTGTACCGACGTACACTAATGACTTTACCATACGTCGTGAGGTACCGGCTGACTACATGATGCGACTAGACTTCAGTGGTCAACCAGCTTTTAGAGTTCACTCTAGTGCTCCTACCGTACGTAAGGCATGTGGTGGTGGCTACAAGTACAAAAGGATGCAGGTTACTGGTATGGAGCGGTTCCAAGACGTACCCGACAAGGGCAAATACTCTCATGCCGGTGATGCTATGCAGTATCTGTTCCTTGGTGCATGCGGTGACTCAAGAGTTATTGGTGGGTATGGCAACAAGCCCATAGACTATTCACAATCAGATAGAGGTATCGTGTAATGGCTGGTAAAGTATATAAGAACAATTTGCAATTGGAGCATGCCTGGGGTGATGGTGCAAGAGCCGCTGCTGCAGGTGCATTGATCGGAACTAACCCACACCCGTCTGGCTCAGAGGCATGGGACGCTTGGAACGACGGCTTTAGCGGAATACGTACCTAACATGGCTAAGAAAGGCAAGCAACCATTAACTGACGCAGATATACTTAGCATCATTGAGAATGAGCTAAGTAATGCTAATGTAACGACCACCAATCCGGAGTCGCTAAGGATGCCACTTGCTTACTACATGGGCCTACCTAATGGTACTGAGACTGAAGGCCGTTCTGCCATAACGTCTACTGACGTGGCTGACGCTATTGAGTGGATAATGCCACAGATAATGAAGTCATTTACCCAAAACAATGAGGTGGTAATATTCGACCCTTTAAACGAGCAAGATGAACTCCAGGCCGACATAGAGTCTCAGTACGTATATGACGTATTAATGAAACAAAATGAAGGCTTTGTACTTATACATCAGTTCGTTAAAGATGCACTGCTACAACGCAATGGTCTATTAAAAGTATACTATGATGATACAACGGAAGTAAAATCATACAGCTACACTGGTCTAACTGAAGATCAGCTACAAATGATTGTTGCAGACGAGAATGTTAAAATAATAAGCATGACACCACGCTTAGAGCTCGATCAAACTGGTCAGCAAGTACCACTTTTCGACGTTAAGTTAGCTGTAACTATTAAAAGTGGTAAAGTATGTGTGGTAACAGTACCACCAGAAGAGTTTAGAGTTAATTCTCAGCATAATTCTATCAGCTTGGAGGATGCTAGGTTTACTGCTCACATAATGAATAAGTCTTTAAGTGACTTGCGCGAAGAAGGTTTTGACGAAGCAGATATTCAGAAGATAATGCAGTCAGACTTGATACGTTCGTCTTACAGATTTTCGTACCAGAATGAACCGACTCTTATACCATCCGTTACGGCTGCAGATGAGGCCAACAAGCTGGTAGAGATTTGTGAGTGCTTCCTTAAGTTGGATATGAACGGCGATGGCATTACCGAAAGAGTTAAAGTCACTGTTGGTGGAGTACTTAACCCAACTGTAGTATTGGAAACAGATCCAATTGACAGTAGCCCATGGGTTGCTACTACCGCAATTTTAATGTCACATAAGTATCAAGGACTGTCTATTTATGACCGTCTTAAACAAATACAAGACAATAAGACTGCTGTTATTAGAAATGTTATGGACAACATGTACTTACAAAACAACCAGAGAAATGTTGTTTTGGAAGGCCAAGTTAATCTGGATGATATGCTAGTTAGCCGACCTGGCGGTCTTATCAGGGCCAAGAGATTGGACGCTATACAGCCCTTGATGACTCCACAAATTGGTGATGCAGCATTCAATATGATACGTTACTTGGATGAAACCAAAGCCGGTAGGACTGGCGTTTCAGCCGATGGCTCGGCATCACCCGAGAATGTTGGTGATCGAGTTGGTTCACAAGGTGTTGATCGTATGATGAACGCTAAAGAAGAGCTTGTTGGCTTAATTATTCGTGTAATCTGTGAAACTGGCATTAAACCACTTTGCAATAAGATTCGCGACTTGGTAACACAGCATACCGATACTATACAAGACTTTCAATATCGTGGCCAATGGGTAAAAGTTAACCCATCTGAATGGCCAAAACGATCTAAGAGTACTGTAAGGGTTGGTACTGGTACAGGCGATACCAGAAGTAAACTGACTGCTATTGAAAAGATACAGCAAGTACAGGCACAGATAATTGCAACACCTGGCCAGGCGCTGACTAACCCAAGTAAAGTGTATGCTGCATTGGATGACTTCTGCAAGTTCTCTGGCTTAAATGGTGCCGGTAAATATTTTACTGACCCTAATTCACAAGAAGGTAAACAAGCAACACAAACAGCTGCACAGCAAGGCCAGCAACAGCAACAGCAAATAATGGACGAGAAGCTAAAAGAGTTCCAATTAAATGCTCAGTTGGCTCAAGCAGCCACTACTACTGCAGAAGCTCAGCAAGCTAACGTTCAAGTCAAGGCGCAATTAGAATTGGCCAAGCATCAACGTGAAATAGACAAGCATACGTTCGAAGGCAAAATAGCACAGTTACTTGCTACGATAGAGCAAGCTAAATTGGTAGAAAAAGGCCATAAAGAAATTTCAGATATGCAGTTTAAATATGACCAACTATCTATGCAAACGGCGGTTGCTTTAACCAAGATAGACGCAGATGCCAACAAGGATATGTTGACTACTTTTAAAGCCAATGAAGAAGCTGTAGACGAGGATATCAATGAAATTAACCAGTGAACAAGAGGCACAATTAGGCAACGAATCAGCTATTGGTACTAGAGCTGTAGCTGCATACAATGGCTACATAAAAGAGTTTGTAGCAGAACAAAATAAAGCTATATTTGATGCTTTTACATCTAGCCAAAACTTAAATGATTTGCCTAAACTGAAAGAATACCAGTTAGCTATAGCTAGCCTAGAACAAGCTGTATTGACTGATATAGAAACCGGCAAATTAGCCATAATGCAGTTAAACAATAACGAGTAACAAATTATGTTTTCAAGAATACAGAGTAAACTCCAAGCCCGTGGTTATTGGGCCGAAGCTCCTTCTACTGACAGTGCCGGCATAAGTGGTGGTAGCGCAGTCGATCGTATTGCAGATTTATTAAGTGGTAAACCAGAGGAACCTGCTAAACCTCAAATTGAAGAACCTGAGGAGGATGATACCCAACCAGATGATTCTAACCAAGATGAAGACGATGCAGACGATGAAGACTCGGACGAAGATATTGATTATAGTAACGACTCCGATGAAGAAGTAACCTGGGCAAAAACCCTAGGTGTCGACGAAAAGAATGTTGTACTTGACGAAGAAGGTAATTTGTCTGGTATCAATGTTAAGATCGACGGCAAAGTTAGTACGGTAGAAATAAAAGACTTAATTGCTGGCTACCAAACCAACAAAAGTGTCACCAATAGATCAAAAGCACTTGCAGAAGAGCGCAAAGATTTTGACTCCATTAAAGTGGCTGTTGCTCAGGAGTACACCAAGAAGATTGAAACAGTTGACCGTTTGACTGCCCATTTAAAAGATACATTATTGAATGAGTATAAGGGCGTAGACTGGACCAGACTTCGTACTGAAAACCCTGGCGAGTACGCAGCTGCTGTGCAAGATTTTAATTTCAGGCAATCTGAGATTGATCGCATATCTTCTGCAGTTACCGAAGAGAAAACTGGCGTTCAACAACAAATGACTGTCGAACAACAACAGCAATTTAATGAGTATATAAAAGGTGAAGCAGAGAAGATCATAACCAAAAATCCATCTTGGGCCAAACCAGAAGTATTCAAGAAAGCTATAGGTGAAATGACTGACTTCGTGAATGAAGAATATGGCTTCAGTGCACAAGAATTTGCAAACGTGCAAGATGCGCGAGTTCTCGAAATAGTCAAAGATGCCATGAAGTATCGAAATAGTCTTAAGTCAGCTAAAACCAAGCTTAATGTGGTTGTGCCTAAATTCCAAAAGAGCACTGGAAAGACGGTTAAAACTGCAACCAAGTTGGATAGGCTGGTTAAGCAAGCAAAAGAAGCAAAGGGGTACGATAAACGTGCCGCCGAAACAGATGCAGTAGCAGAACTACTTGCAAATTTATAATTTAATACAGGGTATCGAAAATGAGTTCAGCTAACACAGACAGTACCGATTTAAAAGCGGTCACAAAAGGTGGTTTAATCCGTGAAGACGTGATGAACCAAATCTGGGATATTTCAAAAATCCCCTTACCACTTACTGACATTATTGGTAGTGAAACTTCCAAAAATGCGTACAAAGAATGGACAGTTGATGCTTTGATCTCTCCATTAGTGCTGCCAACTGCTTTGACCACTATCGTGTCTAATTCTAGAGTCGACGGTTCGGATGCTGCGGCACGTAATGACTCCGTACTTGGCGCACGTGTTGGTAACCATCACCAAATATCCGATAAGATTGTCCGTATATCTTTCCGTGCAGACAATTCAGATGTTATTGGTCGAACCAAAGAAACATCTTATCAAATCATGCGTCGTCAACAAGAACTACGTCGTGATGTTGAAGCCTCTATCACAATTAATAGAGCATCTGTTGCCGATGACGGTTCTTCTGTTCCAGGTGTTGCTGGTGGTTTACCGACTTGGTTATCTACTAACACTTCTATTGGCGCTTCTGGTGTTGTTGGTGGCTTTCAATCTACCGGTGTCACACTGAAACGTACTTACGGTACTGCTCGTGCACTATCTGAAGCATATGTTCGTGATGCAGTGCAATCTATTTATAATAATGGCGGTGACCCATCAATTATGATGTCAGTGCCTTCAGTTATTCGTCGCTTCTCTGAATACTTATTCACTTCATCTGCTCGTGTTGCTACATTGTATAGCGATATTGGCGATAAGGCCGAGAAAGCCACCGCCATGGGTTCTGTTAACGTATTCGTCACAGACTTCGGTACTTTGAAAATGATTCCTAATCGTCTTCAACTTCCTTACACTGGTACTCCAGCCTCTATGACTGATACTTATACAGTTCAAGGTGGTGCAGGTACTACAGCCGATATTTTTATTATCGACCCAGCCTACTTAGCCCTTTCCTACTTGAAAGGTTACCGTACTGAAGATTTGGCTAAAACTGGCTTGTCAGAAAACAAACAAATGTCCGTTGATTGGACTTTGGTTTGTAACACTGAAAAAACCCATGCCATCATCGGTGACATTTTACTTGCCTCTGCTGCAGTGGCATAACACTAATTCATAGCCAAGGATGGCTTATTTTGGAGAATAGACATGGCTGAAGTACCTGAAAAAATAACACCACCTGCACCGAAAGTGGCTATAACATCACCTGCACCGAAAGTAGTTGAAAAAGAACCGGAAGAGTTAACAGAGGAAACACTTGATGTAACCGATCACTCAGTGTATGCACAAGTTAAAAATGTTACCGCTGGTGTATTGGATTTCGAACACGGTCTTATACAACCTGGCAAAACAGGTGCTGCAACCCAAGCAGAACTATTCTACCAGGCAGCATTCATAGAGAAGGTTTAATATGGACTCCGGCGTTATTAAAAGTGAGTTTCACTTTCAGGAGCATACTGGAGTCGTTACACATAAGACTAGTCAACCGACTGAAGACTTGATTCTTGCCCGTAACGCCGAACTCCGTAAAAACCCTGGCGTACTGCACGATTTAGGAAAGCAAGGTGGCGAATCTTACGGCAGGCTTATGGCAAGCATACCGTTTATTATGTATGAAAAAGCCAAGCGAGACGGTTTTGATTTAGATAATACTGACAGCAAATTTGCAGGTCTTGAAATGGCTAGATACCTAAAGACTACTGAAGGCAAGATGTGCTTGGTGCAAGGCTAATGGCTGACTTTCTTAACTTTAAACGTGCAGTAAACTCTATGACCAGAAACCCTGATCGTGGAGTGCTTCAAACGGTTGGCATTAATAAAACTATGTTAACTGTACCAAATCTGATCGGTATGACCAGTGCCGCAGCCATAGCAGCCATAGCTGCGGCAGGATTTGTCGTGGGAACAAACACAGTAAGCACTACAGTTGCTTCACAGTCATTAGTGGCAGGTACTAAAACAGTAGTGCATGCCCAAATAAACATAGCATAGGTAATAAAATGTCACTAATAAATGATGGAATAAATTGGGTACGCACAGGAAATGGGTTGCTCCCTCCTGGAGTGCCAGTACCGGTTATATCCGGTACCACCATATCAGCCGTAGACCCAACAGTAAAATCCATTACGCAGCTTGATAACGGTGGCGTGGTTATTGCTAACGGCACTCTTGCAGAGATTCTGCAATCATATCAAGCAATTACAAACTTAATACCTAGTAATTATGTAACTTTAGCTAATGCAATAAGGGCAACACTACGTGGAGCTAGTAACACAAGGATTCCATTTATTGGCGACTCAACAACTGCTGGGGTATGTGAAACTGGAAAAGTTGCTCAGGTATTAACTGCATGGCCCGCACAGGTGGCGGCGGCATTAACGGCGCAGGTAGTACATGCCGGACATCAATCACATTATGGTGTACAGGCAGATGTATATAACACACCGTATACAGCTATGAACGCAGTTGACCCCCGTACTACAGACTTACCAGCGGCGTGGACAAGATTTGCTCCTCCTGGTACGTTTGGATGGGGAGCTTTATCAAACAATACAACTGTCGACCCAATTACTTACACACCAAATGTACCAACTGATACTTTTGATGTTTATTATATTGATTTAGCGGCAGGGAACACGAATCTTTTCACTATAAAGGCAGGGGCTACAGTAGTTGCTACCGCCCCAGCATCAGGTAACACTGGGTTAATACGAAAACTTACCGCCACAGCTACATTGGGTAGCAATGTGTGGTCAATAGTAAATGCAGCTACTATGGGCAACGGCACTTATATAGTTGGTTGGGAAGCCTATAACTCAGCAGTCAAAGAAGTGATATGCTCAAACGTTGCGTTTAATGGCGGGTTTATAGATGATTGGCTATCTATTGGCAATACATCGTCATGGGGAGCATTGAATGTATTAACTTCAGGTGTTACAAAATTTGATGCTGTTGTTTTAGATTTTGGCATTAATCACTGGGTCAATCGTCCGACACTATCGGCTACATTTCAAGCATCGTTGGACTCCACCGTTGCGACATTACTTGCTGCGAGTGTTCCGGTTATCTTTGTTACACCAAATCCTAGCCCAGTTGCATCAGCAACTAAAGCGGTTCAAGATCTACATGTTGCGGCAATTTACACCGTAGCTATCAAATATGGTATTGCTGTAATTGATGTGTATAACAAATGGGGCGGCACGACTGCATTAGGTTTGGCTAACAGTTGGCACGTTAATGCTTCTGATTTACATCCTACCAAAGCTGGTTATGGTGCCAAAGCTGGATACTTTGCTAACTTTATTAAAGCGATACTCTAATGCCAATAATGCCAATAATTTATAAAAATAAATGTGAGATAAAATCAAGGAGTCAAAATGTTCGGAATAGATGATGCAATAATAGCGGGAAGTAAGTTAGTTGATGACGTAGTGACTCGCATATGGCCAGATGCTACGGAAATTGAAAAGGCAAAGTTAGCACAAGCTGCACAGGAAATAAACAACCAATATGCATTGGTGATTGGCCAACTCGACATAAACAAAGTCGAAGCAGCATCGCCCAACTGGTTTGTGGCTGGAGGTCGTCCAGCTGCAATATGGGTTGGCGTACTATCTTTGCTCTACAGTGGAATAGGCGTGTCGTTTCTGTCTTGGATAGCGCTATGTTTTGGGCTGCCGGTGCTACCGCCGTTTACCGACTCGACAGCTAATGCGATACTCATGGGCTTGCTTGGACTGGGCGGTATGCGTACAGCTGAAAAGCTTAAGGGTGTCGAAACAAAGAATGTAGGTAAATGAGAGTCTACGTGGCCATAGTAATTCTATGGTTTATATCACTGCCACTCAAGGCGTTATTTTTGCTAGGAACATTACGCAAAAAGGTCGTAATTATGATTTACATTAAATACTGGCTTATGGCCATTTTTAGTATTACTGCAAAATACCTCGTTGCCTATCCACTTACGCCGTTTATGGTGCTTCTGGCAACTGGTAACAATCCGGTAACGCTACCAAAATGGTTAGAATGGTTCGATACAGAGAATCCTCTTGATGGCGACTTACCATGGAAAACCGATAACCGACCATTCATTATTGAGCATAACCGGTTACAACGATATATCAATCGCTGTTGCTGGCTTTGGCGTAACTCAATGCACAACTTCCAAGTCGATGTCATGGGCATTAAATTGCAAGGCATGTTGTGCGAGACTAGAGTCATTCACGGAAATCCTGCTATACAGAATACTGTTCCAGGTAAAACCGGTTTAGTGCGTCGGTATATTTTGCGTGACGGAAAGGTTATCGCCTTTCAATGGTACTACATACGCCAATGGCAATGGTGGCCAGACAGGTGCATACGGATTAATTTAGGCTGGAAGTTATGGGGTGATATTAGCAAAGGCGGTACTGCTCAATTTACTTTCTCGCCTTGGCTTTGGAATAATTACACGGCATGACCGAAGAAGATATTTATTTAATCCTACTAGAATTTCAGCGGGAAACATTGGTTTTTGGCACCTATCCAGAAGATAATGTTGCTATCACAAAAAAATATGCAGCAATATTAAAAGATAAAATTGACCATGAAAATTAACTATTCACTCCAATATATTAGGAATAACCTGTGGCTAAATTATTAAGTCCTAGAGAGTGCTTCGACAAGTTTGGCGCACCAGATAAAGAGTCTAGTATGATGGTATGGCACGTACCTGATGACATACAGATTCATGCAATACCAAGGAGAATCTACTGCAATAGATTTATGCCACTGCCTTTAGAGTCCGCGCTCAGAGCTGTACAGAATGCAGGACGCAGACTTGAACTCCGTACTTGGGATGGCTGCTTCAATATAAGACCTACTAGGGGGGCTGCTGGAGTACCTAGTCTACACTCTTGGGGACTGGCGATTGATGTTAATGCAGCCTGGAACCAACTAGGCAAGACTCCTAATATGAGTAAGGAGCTAGCGATTTGCTTTACAGGTGCCGGCTTTGACTGGGGCGGTAATTGGAGTAGGCCCGACGGTATGCACTTCCAGCTATCCAGAGATATAGTTCTTGGCCGCGATCTGGAGGCTAAGTAATGGATATTGATGATGATAGTAGAGTAAAGATAGTTTGCTTAGAGCAACGAGTGGATACTATGATGCGCAAATTCATAGATGAAATACAAGAAACCAATCGGCTAATAGAAGAACTTACTAAACAAGTAGTTAGTCTTGAGCACGACAGATTAAAAGCACAAAGCTTCATAGCTGGAGCAGTGTGGTTGGCCGGTATTTTAGGTGCAGTTGCTGCCACTGCATACCACTATTTTGTAGGTAAGGGTTAACATGGCGTGCTTTGGAGAGGCCATAAAAGCGTTGAATGCTGGCAAAAAAGTTACAGTTAAAGATTGGCAGAATACCAAAGTTATATTTTTAGGGCTAGATCGTCGCAAAAGAGGCGGCCCACGTTCTTGTATATATGAACAGTCCTATCCGATAGTCGGTAACGTTGGGCTAAGTTTTTGGCATGCAAACCACAATGAATTGTTAAGCGATGAATGGGTAGTTATAGATGATAGATAAGATTTTGAACAATATGGCCGTGATAATGGCCACTATGCTTATGCTAGCAGTAGTGGTTTGCATATCAGTACCAGACTAAACAGGTAAGTAAAATGCAATATTCTGAAATAGTAGACATGGCTTTATCGGAGTCCGATAGGTCTGACAACTTAGAGGTCACCACTCACATAGACAATATGCTCAAGTTGGTTGAAGCTAAAATGAACAGAGTTCTAATAGCGCAAAAAATGTCGTCTATTATTACAGTGCCTTGCGTAAGTCTACAGCAAGTATATAGCTTGCCAGCTGACTACTTATCGTTGAAAGACATTTATAACCAAGATGCAGTGCTGCGTACTGGCAAACAAGAGTATAGCTACACTTCACCAGAGCAGATAGCTAATGCAAGCACCAACAATGCCCTTGGTAGTTACTATACTCTTGTTAACAATGCGTTGCAAATATGGCCACCATTAGATAACACAAGAAGCCTGGTGCTGACATACTACAGTCGTATCGTACCATTGACTAGCACTAACACCACTAACTGGATGTCTTTACTAAATCCGGACTGCTATGTATTTGGCTTAGTTATGGAGATATGCGCGTTCGTTAAGTCATTTGATGCTGCCATGGCATGGAAGACCAGATTTGAAGAAGTCCTTGGCGATATTGATCTCCAAGATGCTAAGTCTACTTGGAGCGGGCCTGCTCTAACAACCAAAAGAGGTTAAGATGGCTTTAGAATCTACAACAACGATAGCTGGATTGATAAACACCAATCCTACTACAAGTGACCCAGTTAGTCAAGGTGATGACCACATTGTCTTGATTAAGAACGTACTTAAAACCATATTTCCTGGCGTAGGTGGAAGTGGTTTCGCTACGCCATTGACTGCCACAGAAGCCGAATTAAACTTTGTACATGGCGTCACAAGTGCAATTCAGGCGCAGATAAATGCTGCAGTACTGGCCACAACCAATTTGAATACTGCCATACAGGCAGCATTGCAGGCACAGACGTATACTGCATGGACTACTGGCGGCACATCAACGGCATACACATTAACGCCGACACCTGCAATCACTGCGTACACAGCACCGCTTCAATTTAGCGTTAGGTTCAATGCAGCTAGTGGAGCAGCACCAACTCTTCAAGTTTCCGGTGTAATATCACCGCCGTTATTAAAACAGTACACTCCTGCTGGCACTAAAGTAGCGGCAGTAATTTACGCCAATCAGGTATCAGACGTGCAGTTTGACGGCACAGATTGGGTGGTATTAGACGCTATTACAATATCAGATACTGAAACAATAACCAGTCCAGTGTTTGCAGGAACTCCAACAGGCGTCGGTGTTCTTACCTCGATGGGAGTTCAAACTGCATCAGGAACAGCGGTCACATTCTCAGGCATACCGGATTGGGCAAAACGTATTACTGTTATGATGTCAGGTATATCTACAGCATCAACAGGAGTAACAACTCTCAGACTTGGTACTGCTGGCGGTATTGAAATTACAGGTTATGCATCTTGGATTCAATCGGTAGCGGCATCATCAACAAATGGCTCTCTGTCAGCGACAAGTGGATTTGAAGTTGAGACAACCGGAGCAGCCGGAAGAGCACTGCGCGGCCATGTGATTATTAATAAAGTAAACGGCAATGTATGGGAAATAGCCGGACAGTTCAACGACTCAGTATCGACCATGATGATTCTGGCCGGTGACAAAACACTGGCCGCAGCTCTAACACAATTAGTACTGACCACAACGGGCGGTACGGATACATTCGACGCTGGCACCATTAACGTAATGTACGAGTAATTTATGACTATAAGAGATAAGTTGATTGCGAATATAGCGAATGCCAAATGGGCATCCCTTGGTATTGCCGACCTGGATGCAGGTTTTGCAGCACTGACCGTGGCCGATAAACAGACTATAGTGGATGCCCTTAAAGCTGGCGATGACGGTGCTAAGATATTGATAAAGGCCAAATTCAAAACTATGGTAGATATTTATGCAGCCACCAAAGCAGATGCGTATATTGCGGCAGGTACTATACCTACTGCTGACTTAGCCACATTTTTTAACTAATATGTCATCGCCACTAAGACTCAATAGTTTAGGCTCCCAAAGCATAAATGCTGATTTGGAGCATTGTGATTTGCCGCCAGAAACTATCACGTTTGGTAGCAATATACGACTAGTTAATGGAAAAATAAAGTCATTCAAAGCACAGAAATTATTAGCAACACCGCCTAGTAACTTCTTTGCGTCACACATAATACGCGTGCCAGGTTCTGCAATCACTTATTACGTGCTACTTGGCAGGACTCGTGCGTACGCGTTCGATGGAACCACTTGGTCTGATATAACATCGGCCGCATCGACCAACTATAGTGCATTGGGTTCCAACGATGAATTGTTATGGCATAGTTGCAAATTAGGCCAGATACCAATTGTTAACAACCCGCAATGGTACCCAGAATACTGGTCTCCACAGCAAGTTGCAACCAAACTTGTAGCGTTAAACTTCAGCGCCGGTGTTACATGGCAAACTAAGGGCTATAGCGCAAAAATAATGCGCTCACATGGTAACTATTTATTTGCACTAAATTTAACAGAGGGAGCTACTAAATTACCTACTACGTATCGTTGGTCACACCCTGCAGATACCAATGGGTTACCATCTACGTGGGATGAAACAGACTTAAGTGCTATAGCTGGTAAGGCTTCCATTAGTGGCAATGGCGGTGAGTTAATTGATGGCCTATCGTTACGCGACGCGTTCTGCCTATATTCAGAACGTAGCATACACATATTGGATAATGTTGGCGGTGAGTTCATTTGGAAGCGTAGATTGCTAACTGATAGCCATGGACTACTGGCTAAGAACTGTGTGGTAGAAGCATTAGGCACGCATTATTTTATGTCTGATGCAGACATAATGATGAATGACGGCAATAGTGTGAAGTCTATATTGTACGGTAAGTTAAAATCCAAATATGCAGACAATCTCGATAGTTCTAACTACGCCAATTCATATGCTATCACCAACCCATTGACAAAAGAGATTTGGTTTTGCTACCCAGAAAGTGGCTATACACTACCATCTACGGTTATTGTATATAATTATATTGAAGGCACATTGGCGGTACGGTCGTTGACTGGCATACATACAGCAATGACTGTTGGGCCTATACTTTCCACACCATTGACGTGGGCTAGTATTACTAATACATGGGCCAACATAATGTCCGTGTGGAACTATGACCCGACATCTAAGTTTTCCAGTGGTATAGTTGGCGTTGATAGGGCTACAAGTGCTATATACTCTCTTGAGGTTGACGATGGTGCTACCACACAAAATACAGTAGTTGAGAGGTTGAGTATAGCTGTTGAAGGCCAAGAAGTTGCTATTACTACGCAATCTGTATATCCGCATATGACTTGTGGTGGCGATGTAAGTATACAACTCGGCTCACAGTCATTCGTCGGCGCTCCTATAAGATGGAAGCCGGCAGTACTATTCAATCCTAATACCAATCGTAAAGTTGATATACGAACCACCGGTACTCTGCTATCTTGGCGCATTGAGAGTGTTGGTGTGAACCCATTCATTCTTACTGGCATGGATATTGAATATGTGATCGACGGAGCCAGATAATGGAACAACCACCAGATGGTACTAAGGCCGAATTATCAGAGTACTTGGTTCGCCAGCTACTTAAACTACAAAGTCAAATAGATGGCTCACAAGTGCTACCTGGTTTGACATCGCTACCAACTAAACCAGTGGCTGGTAAAGTTTACTACTTTAAAGCATTAGTCGGTACGTGGATTACCACTATAGGTGCTTGGATTTACAAATTGGTTCCAGCAGGTTCATTTACAACTGGCACTAGTTATACAATTATATCTATAGGTACTACCAACTACTTACTAGTAGGCGGCGTAAATACTGTAGGAACAACGTTCATTGCCACTGGCCCTGGTACAGGCACTGGCACAACATTTACATGGGGATTTTTAGGATGAATACTACAGGCTACGTTATAGCTGCTATACCAATTACTCTTATAGAGCCTTTATGGTATAAGTTTGAGCCACTAGTACAATTAGTAGTAGAGGTTGCCAATGGTGAGATAACTTGTGCTGGTGTAAAGCGCAGGGCTCTTATAGGCGAAACGCTTATAGTGGCCGTATGCAAGGGCCCAGAAATAATAGCAGTTAATATTTTGGATATTATGGAATTTGATAGCGGTTTACGAGCATTGTACATACCGGTTGTTGGAGGTACTGAGATGGACTTATGGATAGACCAATTTTTCATTGTTGCTAAAGCAATAGCAAAAGACTTCAACTGCACAGAGTTGCGCGGCCTGGCTTCGCGTAAAGGTTGGCTACGTAGACTAAAAGCACTCGGATGGACTGATATTACCACTGTAATAAAATGTGACGTAGGAGAATAACGTGGGCGGCCATAAAAATACATCTAGCAGTAACATGAGCAACAACAGTAGCTTTGCTCAAAACATACCTGAGTTTCAAAAGACTGCACTTAAGCAGTTATATGGTCAAGCACTTAAGACGTTTGGTCAAACTAATAATGCCACACAGCAACAAGTACCTGGCGTGTCTAACTATGTAAACCAGGTAAATAATTCTGCACTACCTGAATATCAAGATAGCTTGCAAGGCGGTGCATATGGTGATCTTGGTATTGGTAAGAGTTTAATGGACTCTATAAACAGGTCAGACTCTGGTCCATCTAATACTCAGCAAGTATACAACGGTATCATGGGTGGTAATGGCAATAGCTCTTTAGATGCTATGCGTAGCAGTTTGGAGGATACTAACACTCGTCTAAATGGCCAGCAACAAGCTGCCAACGCAGGCGTAGCAGAAGCGGCAGGCATGAGCGGCAGTAGTCGCCAAGGTGTTACTGACGCACTTAATCAAAGCCTAAACAACAAGAACTTGCAAAATACCGAAGCAAATCTTGGTTATGATACGTTTAATACTGACTTAAACAACAAACTTGGTATTGCACAAGCTGCTGATAGCAATACGTTGGCACGTCAGCAGATGATGAGTGGTATGCTTGGGCAGCAACAGCAGACAACGAATAATGCCCTTAATCAAGGCAGTGCTATGCAAAATCTTGGTATGGGTTCATTTGCACCAACTATGATGCCATGGCAAAATATGAGTAATTACGCAAATGTAATAGGCTCGCCTACCGTGCTATCTAGTGGTTCTAGCTATGGTTCCGGCTCGTCTAATAGTAAAGGTAAAGGCGGTGGGATAGGAGGTTCATAATGGGTGCACTATTTGGTAGTATAATGAAGATGATTGGCGGTAGTGGCGGTAGTGGTGCCAGTTCTTCTAAAGGCGGCAGCGGCAGTGGTATGTTGCAGTCAATAATGAAGAACCCACCACAAAGCAGCGCTGGCGCACATGGCATAGAGAGTTACCAAGACATGACAGGTGGTGCGCAACAACAGAACCCTATATTTGCACAGATTATGCAAAGTGCAATGCAACAAGCACCACAGCAACAGCATCAGCAAATACAACCAGCTCAAATGCAAATGCCTGTGGCGCAGCAGCATTCAACCGCCCAAAATGGTATGCAGCCGGTTACCAATAGCAATATTGACTTATCTGCATTGCTAAAACTTCTTTCTGGAGGCTAATATGGGACTTACCATACAAGATATGCTGAGTGGCGATATTGTAAAAAGACAAGCACCGCAACAAGACTCTATGGCTGGTCTTGGTACGCTACTATCATTTTTGTCGCAGGGCCAAGTTCAAATGCCTCAAGCAGCACCTTTGCCAGAAAGTAGAGGTGCTGATACTAGTATGCTAATGCATATGATGGGCCAATCTAAGTCAAATAAGGATGAACTAGATGCTGACCAATTAGTGAAAAGTTTGATGGGTAATGTTGGCACAGACAGGGTGCCGACCCCGTTAATGGGCGCACATGATGCGACTCCTGGTGAAGGTTACTTGGGCGGTCAAAAAACACCAGAAGAAGTTATGTCAGGGCTAATGTCCAACAAAGTAACACGCCCATTTGGTATGGCTATGCTCAATGACCAATTTGCACCTAGGGCACCAGTGGCTCCACATTACATGGAAATGGGCGTACCTGGCAAGGAAGGCTATAGAACTAACGCAGTAATGGGGCCTAATGGTCCACAAGCTATTGGTGAGCCATGGAAGCCAAGTTCTGGCGTTAATATTGATATGGGTAATGGCACGCAGATGCGGCCTGCTACAGACGCAGAAAAACTTGATTGGGGCTTTAGTCCAAAGATACCTGCAACCAAAAATACTAAAACTGGCGAGTTGGTGCAGCATCCAGTATCAGTTACAGAAGACCAGGCCAAATCTGGCATGTTCTATGGTGGCTTAAATAGGGCCGTAGAGCACATGAAGAATAACTTAGACTTCATAGCTACTCAACCTGCTGACAGTATGAAAGACTTTGCCGCAGACACTGTTAGCGGTCTTGGCATACCATTTGTGTCTCCTTTGGCTAACTCTAATGTATCGCCAGATAGGCAAGCATTTAACCAGCAAAGATCACAGGCACTTACTGCCATTATTCATAGTATGTCTGGCTCTGGGTTCTCAGAAAAAGAGCAAGAGACTAAGGCAGAAGCTATGGTACCAAAATGGGGTGATGACAAAAAGACTATAGCGTCTAAGATACAGGAAATGGGCTCTGTCGCTAATGATTTGAAAAAACGTGCTGGACCTGGTATTGCTGATGAAGTAAAATCTGCACCTGAAGTTATACCTGCCTTATCACCAGATAGTGGTAAAGAGATTGAAGCTGAAATGAGGCGTAGAGGTCTACTAAAATGAAAGTTTCTGAAATGAGCGACGAAGATTTAATGGCTGCACACGCGCAATATGTGGCGCCAAAGGAAACTGCACTACAGAAGACGCCTGTATCAGACATGAGCGATAGTCAGCTTAAAGGCGTATATACTAGTATGCAGTCTAGGCCAACTCCTAGCGTGCCTGTTGTACCTAGTACCAATGATACTTTTAACAAGCATCTTGGTAATATGCAAAATATTGTGCCAGACGCATTTAAGTCTAGTACTAAAGATTTAATGGAGCATTTACCTGGTTCTAATGTTGTGCCAGACGTATTTGGCAAAGAACTATCTGCGTACAAACAAGGCCCGGCTGCATACCAAAAATATAAAGACCTACAAGATATACCAGCAGTATCTCCGCAGGATATTGCCGGTATGATACCTATAGCCGGTGGTTGGGCTCCAGCTATAAATAAGTATGTAACCAAGTTTCCAGATAGTAGAGCTGCTATTGAGGCCGGTGAAGAAATAGATAAGTTATATACTGGTGTAAAACATGCAGGTAATACAGTATCCGGTATGGCCGGATTTAAAACACCACTCGAATGGCTAAACGAATCAAAGTCCATTGATGCAGATAGAGCAGAGAAAGACCAACTTAACGCCATACGCAATGAGAACTCTGGTATGCCAGAGATGATAGGTGGCTCAATACCTTACATGATTGATGGTGCGCTAATAGGACCAAAATTGGCTAAAGGCGCAGAAGCCGTCATATCTAAATTGGCATTTACACCTAGCGCAGCTATTAATGAGGGCAAAGGTGTACTGTCTAGAGTCGTAAATAAATTAGCCAGCATAGACAATCCCATACTAGACGCAACTATTGGTAAACGACTACAGAGAGAAGTTGTTAAGCCTATGGAGAATGCTGCCATAGGTAGAGCCAATAGAGTTCAAGGTATGTCACCACTTATGGCCGGTTCTGGCACTATGGTTGGTTCAGCTGCGCTTGGTGGTATAGAGGGTGCCCTGCATCCAGATCATACCGCCGGTGAGGGCGCGCTATCATCCGCTCTTGGCACATTAATTGGCTCTGCTGCAAGACCATGGTTAGCTAACTCACCGAACATGCGAGATAAGTTTCCGCACGAGAAAGACTTGCTAGACTTTGCTACACGCAGTGGCTATACGTTAACTCCTGGCCTAAAGTATGGCATACCAAAGTATCAACGTTTTGAAGCTGGTATGAAGAACACTAATAACTTTGCAGGCCCATTAAAAGAAGTTATGGATGGTAACGATATTGCCGCCAATCGTACAGCGTATGAAGCACTTGGTATACCGAGAGGTCAAGTCGACTCTATGGGCCCAGAGCAATTAACGGTACACCTTCAAGGTCTTAAGGATAATTTCAACAGATTAGAGGCTAGTACAACTGGCGTATTTGACCCCATGGATAGGCATGTACTATCTGCACATACTACTCAACTAGAGCGCGATAAAACTATAGAAGGCAAGAACATCTATAATGACGCTATGGACTATAAGCGTCGTATGGATAAGTTGATGGCGCCTAATGTAAACACGCTTGGTCAACAAGCACCATCTACAGTCAATGGCAAGGATTTTGCCGATCTACGTAGCAGACTTAAAGAAGACATTAGTAAGTACTATAACAATGGTGACAATAGTAAAGCTAGAGCATTAGGGCCATTCTTAAGTACTCTTGACAAGTCTGTAGAGCGTGGCATGGGGCCAGAGCACTTGGCTGAATTTAAAAAGGCTAATGAACAATGGGCTTTGGCTAATATGATGATGGAGCATGGTACTACACCATTAGGCAGATTTGACCCGGCTAGATTTGGTCAGTATGCATTGAATAGTGACTCTAAGCGTTTCTTAACTGAAGGCGCTGGCGACAATCTTAATACTCTATTTAAGTTGGCCAAAGTTAACTATATGCAGACGCACCAGGCTGGTAGTGACTTATCTGGTATGGGTATTCATGAGCATGGTCTTAACGATAAAGCTACATTACTACAACGTCTGCTATCACCAAGTGAGACTAATCCTATATCTGGACTTACCAATCTGGCTTTGCGTGCATATGTTAATGGTTACCCAGTTACTACCGGTCTGCTAAAATATGCGTCTGGCAAGAACTTTGGTGACCCAGCACTATATACTAGAGCTGCAGAGGAGTATGCTCAACCATGGCCAGAGGCGTATAATGCAGTAGAAGGCCAAGTTAAAGGCGTTGGCGATAAACTGACTAAAGCACAACAATGGTTGAAAGATAATTATAAAGAAAAATGAGATAGATATATCATGATAATCATATCCAAATCATGACGAGAATCGACCCTGTTGAATGATAATTATATGATCTATATCAATCTATCAGATAATAATTATCATCTCTTAAATCGAATATTTTAACAATGGAAATTATCTTATGAGTGCAATAGACGATTATTTGCAGTTAGTTGCTAAAGGTAGTCCGCTTAATAATCAATGGCAACAACTTAAAAGTAATATTAATCATAATATACCAAGTATGCAAGATATGCAAGACCCTGGTAAAATGGCAGGACTTGCCTTACAAGCACCAATGATGGGAGTTATTGACAAACGACGCACTTAGTAAAAGTAAAAGTATGAACTATATAGATTTTTTACTGCACACGTTAAAACATGGTACTCCACCATTTGCCATAGGTGGAGTAAGTCTTAGTTCAATGCAAAATTCTAAAGATGATAGGCAATAAAAGCCCAGAGATTGATCTGGGCTAGTTTCTAATTACAAGCAAATTGCTACTAGTTCATCGTATTGCCTTCGTGCTTCATTATACGCACCTACGGCACTGACATACCTAGCATCTAGTCTATCACGTTCTTCTATGGTCATATTGAACGTACTCCTAGGCATGCACTCTACTACTGCATTTCTTGCAAACTCTACCAGTTTAGCGGCCTCTATCAGTTCTCCATAGTCTTCTCCATAATTAACCATCTTGACATCATTTGCATAGCAACCAGTCTAGTGGTTGCCACACACTTTTTGCCATCTTGAGTTGCAGCATATAAGTCTTCTGCCAGTCTTGTCACTATCATCGTTCCTTACCAATAGTCTTCTGCAAGTCTGTTACCAGCTTCACCGTTATGTTATGCGCCACATAATCTGCTGGTGCTCTGCTAAATGCGTCCATAGACATTGCATAGCTGTTTTTAGCTATATCACCGAACTTCAGATGTACACACTTAGAGAACTCCCCTATATAGTCTGCTATGTACATATCCAATTTATACACGTCTATTGTTCGCAATATGCCCATATCGTCTGTTGGAATAAAGCTTGTTACTTGTTCATATAAAGTTGTGACACCGCCCATAGGAAGTCTGTATGAACTATGACTTGTATGCCCGGTCAGTTTTGGTGGTATGGCTGCAGAATTGTAACAGAAACGCTCCACAAGCTCTATTATATTTTTAATGTCGCGCTCTAAACATCGCCGTTCTTTTTGCATAGCCTGTGAAGTATTTATCTGATTAACCAGAGCTTTATTCGATTCTGCCAGTTCAGCCTTTAATTTACGTTTCTGATTTCGTCCGAATCTTTTGCTCATGGCGCTTCCTTTATTAGTTTACAGTAAAGTATTCTTGCAGCAAGCAAATCACGTTCAAGTAAATCAAAATCTACCTTTCTATGTGCCCAACTACCTGGCGACTCTTCCGTCCAAGTGTTCATTTGGCAACATTCCCTGTAGGCAGCCTCAAGTTTCTGCACCTTCTTAGCCATGTTTACCAATTCTCTGATGTGATTAGGTAGGCCGGCCTCACTTTGTTTGGCTGTATGCGAATAACCTGTCTGCATATGTAAAGCTTCGTTGTATTCATCTGTCGATATGCATTTAGCGAAGTCACTAGCCACTTCTTGCGCCTCAGCAGAAGTTGATATTAAAGTATCATATATGCCACTTTGTGCCACTGGCTCTACTTTAAATGTATCGGCCACATTTGGTTGGTGCAATCCTCCGGTAGGCTCTTTATTGGGTCGCAAGTCTTTTAACAAGTGTTCTTTTTCGGTGTACATAACAATTCCTTAATTAGTTAATAAATAAATCACAACAGCCAATGGTGCTATGATTAGTACGGCAGTAGCAATATAATCAGCTATACCAAGTTTATATTGTGAAATCATTCCATATCCCCTTCGTCAAATACTTTACCGTGGCCTTCGTTCTCTAGGAACTTAGTCATTTCAACTGATACCAAGTAATCTGTGCCAGTGCCAACACATGGCATTGCCTTCTGCTCTACTGCAGGTGGTGTCGGTGGTGACATGGTTTTGCCATGAAATAATGTTACATATAAGATGCTAACTACTATAGCTGCCATTATAAAGTCGAATATTACAGTACTCATTCTACGTCTCTCCAGTTGGTTGCTCTAGGATGGAATGGCACTTTGCCATCAGTCCACTCAAAGAACTCTACAGTTATAAATCTGCCAATGTAATCATGGCGGTTCTTGTATATTTGCATCTTGTTTTCCATCGTGCCCGGCGCAGGTACTTTAAAAGTACCATTGTCTAAATGACATACCAGTATAGCCCAACCATCTTTGGATGGTTCTATATTGACAACCAAAAATTCTTCATCCATGCACTTCTTTACTTTAACCAGTGATGAACTTCTCTTGCCAGCTTCATAGCCATAGTTGCCATGCCGAAGTATAAGGCCTTCATAGCCATCAGCAATAGACTCATCTAGCTGGTCTTTCAAAGATACTTTATGTGAGTATGACTCTGTTGGTGCAACTGATATGTCTTTGCTAAATGATAGACTATTAATATAGTCTAACCTATAAGCGTATGGCACATCTATCATAGAGTCATACACTACGTACTGTAGCAGTGCACTGTCTTGTTGCTTACGACGTATAAGACTACCAAGTTGTTGCAATGGTGTGTCATGGATGTATAGCTCACCATCAAGAGTTTCACCTTCTTCCAACTCTATACCTTTTAGTATGTGGTCAACTGAAGTTATCGGCTTGCCATTGCGCGAATAGGCAATGTTGCCTTCACCTTGGTTGGTTATAAGGCAACGATGGCCATTGTACTTCTTTTGTACAAAGCAAGTACTGTAGTCAATAGCTCTTATTTTATCAAACTGCTTGGCCAGCATTGGTCGTTGTAAGTCCATCGCATTATTACCAACGTTTGATCTAGCTTCTTCGATGCTATATCTGTAACCTTGGTCAAGTCTACGATTAACTCTTGATTGTACTCGTAATCTTACTTGTTCTGAGAGAGTTCTGCCAGATTGGTTTACTTCAATGTGCTCAAATCTGTCTTGCATGGCGCCATTAACTATGCCGTATCTGATATGTATAATAGCATCGTTAGCCGCTATAGTCCATATGTATACTTGTCCTACGTTTGTTATTTTATATAATGTTGTCATTTTAGTCCTTATAAATAAAAAGAGGCAGGCTAATTAGGCCTGCCATAGAATGTGTCGATTTTTATAGGAGCTAGAATCGACAACCAGCATTTATTGCACTATCTAGTAATTTCATATACTTTAATCTTAACTCAAGTCTATCGAACTTACCTCTTATAAACCAATTCACATATATGTTTGGTACGTAAACTGGTACTTTGCATGAACGAGAATCAATTGCGTACAATGCCATCTACGTTCTCTTCTATGTACGACTCTATTTGCATCAGTGCTTTCTCACTAAGCAGTTCAAAAATATTAATGCCATTAACTTGTACCAAAATTAGCTCTACCTCAGCGTCTTGTGCAGGATAGGACGTTTCCCATGGTCCGTCTACCTTTGCCGGTTTACCTGGTCTATAGTTAAATTCTACATCTAGCTCTACACTGTCTATAACTATTAATGTTTGCATGTGGTTCTCCGATTGATTAGAATGTACATTATATCAATTAAAATACTACTTGTAAACTATATTACTCGAGTTGTGCCAAAGTCTGCCAGCGTTTTCCCACATTTGCTTACATTTTTCACTATCTGCGTACTCTTCTAAGAAGTATATGTTTCTACAACCAGTATTAAGTAGCATCTTTAGGCAATGCATGCACGGTGAACATGTCAAGTATGCTGAGTATATACTATGTACGTCACTACATTGCATTAGTGCATTTTGTTCTGCATGTACGGCACCGCATTCTGCCAGCCCAGTACCACTTGATAATAGCGCACCATTACATGGGTTGTCTATGCAATGACCAAATCCGTACGGTGCACCATTATAGCCTGATGCAACAATGTGGCTCCTATCATTGACAAATATAGCTCCTACTTGCCTGCGACTACAAGTACTTTGCTTTGACAGATGGTGGGCCATTACTAAAAATGTGAAATGTTTACTAGGTCTAGTAGCCATCGTGCTGCCTATTTATGTTTTTAAGCCAAACTTTAGAATATTCGTCCATTATGTTTTCTGGAGTAATACCGGCAGCCAAGCAAATGTTCATACAGAAGCATAGAGCATCAATGGCTTCTGACTTTGTCTGATTTGTAACACTGGCTATAGCAGATGTTACATTGACATAATTGGCCTTCCATGGCTTAAGAACATCTTTACCACCAAACTCTTCTGCCAATTCTGTTATTTCTTGTTGTAAGAAGTACGCCTGGTCTTTTATATAATGCACCATATCGCCATTAGTTAAACCACCTTCATTAGCGTAAGGACTGTGATCTATCTTGTTACTTTTTGATGCAATAAGCTGTTGTAACTCTAATTGCATTGCCAATATCTGTCTCATAGCAACTCCTAAAAATAGCCATCCTTGGCCATTGCAGTTAAATAGCGTCTATTTGAGCTAATAATTCTGCTCTAAGCTTTAGATAGACGTCACCACCAGGGAAACTATCGCGATGAATGGCATGTACAAACTGCCCATCAGCCCACTCAAACGAGTCGTTCTTTCTATTCGGCGGAAAGATGTTAGTCTTACCTGCAGAGCATTGGCTTACATAGTAAGCATCCGGTTTGTTGAAGTCCACTAACCCTTTTAAGAACGGATATAGTTTCAATACTTCCAGCCATAGTTTCATAGCCACAACGTTGTCTACAGTTGTCTGTATTTGCTCATCTGCGCGCATCTGACAATAGCTAACCAAGTCTTTGATGCAACATCTGGTAATATAGAAATGGTCCATGCAACGTGGCATGATGGTTCTGGCGTCAAGACAATTAACTCTACCAGAGTCCATCATGTCAATGTACAGTTGGTGTGCGTTACGAACAATAGATTGATAGCGGTCATAAAAGTCTTCATTGGCTATGATGCCGGGTGCTACTACGCACATATCGTCCCTCATGTCGCGATCGGCATGTGTTTGTGCAGAGAATGAAAACAATCTATGACGTATTAAGTGAGTGGTGTCAATCAAGTTAAGACCACTAACTGACCATGTAATACCAATTGTTTCCATACCAGTTGGTAATATCTTGCCAGCAAATAAGTCTTTTATGCACTGGTCAATAGCTTCTTCGCTGAACTCAAAATGCAAATGGTCATTCCAAGTGTTCATCATAAAGACTGATATAGTCTTTCTAAATTCTGCCACTGATGGTGCGCCTACAATTTTAACGTCGATATTGTTAAGTTGCTCAACAAACTCTAAATGGCCAGGTTCGTCAAATTTAAGTGTCGTATGCATTTGTTCTACAACTGTATTGTTATTTTTTGGCATTTTGCTCTCCGATAAGTGTGAACGCCATTTGGGCGTAGTGTGCTATTTTAATTAAGTCAAGTGATTCTTGACCATCTCTGCTATTCTTACCAGCTCTGGCAAGATAGCGTTTCATGTTGCGATAACAGTCTTCAACACTGTACTCTGAAGCTATGTCTTCGCCTTTATCGCCGTACTGCGGTATGGTGTATGTTTCAATGTGCTCATGCACAACTTCTGAGAACTCTTCCCAGTCATAACCTCTTATACTCATTTAGTAGCTCCTTAAGTTTTATGCTTCTGTAAGTTGCATCATCTACCACACTCTTCATGTATGCACTGTTACCAAGGTTAACTTCGCCTTGTGCATATTGAATAACCTGAATAGTATCTGCATATTTTACTATCTTTGACTCTACTGTACTACCATCTTTGTACTCTTTCCAGAGCTCGTATGCCATTGGTGATAGCTCTACCTTAGCTATCTTTGACTCTACTTGCTCAATAACTTCGGCGATCTCTGGATACTTACGCTTGGTCATTACGGTAATATCATCGGTATATGACTCAGTCCAATCATGAAGTATAGCCATACAAGTTGCATGGCCTACTCTAAATTCGTACTCGTCATATAACTTCATTACTATAGCCGCCACAAAAAATGAATGCTCGGCAATACTTTCTTCATGTATTCTTGGTATTACCGAGTATCTTTTAATGTGTGCAAGATTTAGCATTTGCATGTAAAAATCTTGCACGGTCTTCATTCTACTTCATCCACGTACGGTACATCGGCAAATTCGTTTTCTTCTTCAAAATGGAATAATTGTGAAACAACTTGGCCTAGCGTATATGCTACACTGCCAGATGCGGCTAGCATAAGATTGAACTTCTGGCCAGGTATTCTTTCTAGCCATACGTACAATATCGGTATGCCTTTGGCATATGCGTATCCACACTCCCACATAGTGCCAACATCTTTACCATCGGTAATTGCTACAACTGCATCGCACCCTACGATAGCGTTAATGTTGCCATCTAGCACATCATACACTGTAGCGCTACCGTCACCGAAAAGATTCTCGTCCTTTGGCGAGAAGAATTCTATGCCATTAGACTCTAGCACTGTCTTTAGGGCCTGCAATCTTGTATATTGGTCTGACGTAAACCAAGGGGCTGCTATGTAGACTCTCATACAAAATCATCCTCTACTACCAAGTCAGTACTGGTAGATACTGGCTCTATTTGTGCTTTCAATTGCTCAACCAGCCTTGATAGCCTATTGTTTTCTGCAAGTATTTCTTCTATGGCCAACTCTTGCACAGTTGGCGTTGTTAACTTACTTTCATCTATAAACTCTATTTCCATAGAATCTTGTAGAGTGAATTTTTTATTGTCACCCCAACCATCTTCTTTGTATACTTTGCAATTCATTAGCTGTGTAGCTAATTCCAATGATACTATTGCATGACAATTGTATGGTGTCGATATTAAAATAACTTTAGCCATTACTCTTCACCTATTAAATTTTCTAAGTCAGTCCACTCTTCTGGAGTGGTGCCGGTCATCAAGAACTCTCTATCTGCAGCAGATAGGTGAGGCATTACATTCTGTATTAATGCTCCACGTCGCCACTCCCTTAACTGGTCGTCTGTAACATCAATATTTCTGATGTGTACATTGCCTGTCAAGGTAGATGTCTTCATTACGTCCATTAGTTTGCCTTTTTAGCATTGAACGGTTGATTTGATGGCGTTCTAGCAAATAGAATATCTCTTGCCGTAGTACGATCTGCACCGCCACGTTCTTTTGATGCTATTTCCATGTATCGACCATTCTCTTCCCGT